GCTTGATAGAGTGTATCTCTTTCGGATTTCACTGGATTAAGAGCAAGGTTTACAACATTCTGAATCTGTCCACGGTTGAAACCTGCTGGGGAGAACCATGTTTCGGATTCAAAGTCGGACCGGACTGCGACACCTGCAACATCACCATTCAATGGGACATATCTAAAGACATCATTGAATCTGTCGAACATAAACTTCCAGCCAGAGTCAAGAACAGAGTAAGAAGATGAGATATTCAAGTTGCCTGTGGTGAAGTTTTCAGTGCCACCTTCACTACTTGCATTCGTGCCGTTTCTGTATGCACGAATATTTGCAACTTGTTTGTAACTTTCTCTAGGCAACTCATCACCTGTGAGCAACGCTGACTTGGGTGGAGAGAAGAACGCCACGGCATCCTTTCTTGCTTGCACCATTGTGTCAATAGATTTTGCTTGGTTGCCAGTTTGAGGACCACCAAGAATCACTGACATATCGACAATTTCAGGATCTTGGAACAATTCGTATCCATCTGTGAAGTAATCGTCGCCAGACGGTGTTGCGTGAAGACCACCAGTAAGACCACCGTAGAAGTTTTTATTAAGAGATGCGAAAGTAATACCATCAGAAGCCGTGATACCCCAATCCGAACCACTTGTGGCAAATCCGGATTTACCCTTGAGGTGATCACCCAAGAAAATGTAGATAGAGTTGTCTTTTACAGCATCTCTGTAGTAAATATTTGCACCTTGAGTATCTTTAGCATCAATGATCTTTGAACGAGAGTCATAAGTTTCAAGGATGTTTCCGGCTTGACCAGTCCAGAAACCATTTTCATCAATAACTGCAACGTGAACAAGATCGTTTGCACCAGTCAACCCTGTCTTATCAACAGCGTGTTGCGAAGTTGCTGGGAGTCTTTGTGAGAAGTTATTTGCATACTTCCACTGAATCAATCCTTCTGTTGCTCCGGCTTCTCTGTTTGTAAACGCAGGTGTCACGGTCAAAGTACCAGAAGTTCCACCGGGATTGGAGTTTGCAGTAATAACTCTTTCAACCCCATTAACAACAAGAGAATCACCAAAGGTGGTTCCTCCGATAATTCTTGCATCATCATTTACCGATAAAGTAAACCCACAAGTATCACCGTCGTTTACAATACCACTCAAACCAACAGCACGATGTGTTGTATCAGAGATTGCGACCATAAGTGAGTTACCAAGTGTATTGAGTTTCGCTTCACCACCGGGGAATCTACCGAGGGCAACATTACCACCGAATGAATCAGCGTTTACTTTGGAAACATAATCTGTTTCATTTTTAATTAAGAACCCACCAGAAGTACCAGAGTTCTTTGAAGTGGTTTGATTCACAACCCGAACCACTTGGAGGTTTGCACCATAGTTCAAGAAGTTAGAAGCAGTAAAAAAGAAGTCAGAGTTTGTGTTGGTGGGTCCACCAAAGAGTCTTCTCAATTGATTGTTGCTCGTAACAGTGATTCTTTGCTCAAGCGGACCCCAATCAAAGAAGCCTGCGAAACCTGTGGCAGTCGTTGAAACTGCGGGAACAATATTTGTGAGGTCAATTTCTTTGACTTCAACACCGGGGCTAACTTGGAATGCCATAAACGATTCTCCTTTTGGTCTTAGTATTTAGCAAAATGCTGATTACAAAGAGAAGTCACCATCATCAATATTTTTCCACACGTTTCCTTCACTATCAATTTCAATGTCGTCCGTGCCTGCATCAATGAATCCGAACGGCATTAGATCCTCCTCTAATTTTTCAATCTTTTCTTTATAGAGTTGGTCACGAATATTTAGGTCTGTCATATCTTTGAAGTAATTTTGGGTAGATGCCCATGCAAAAAGAACCAAAGTGATTACCAAGTCATCGTGGTGTCCGACCTCGGCTTCAAACGACCCCTTCTTTGAGATGAAAGATGAAAGTTCTTGAATTATTTCAAAATCCTCAATAATGAGTTTATCCTGCTCAATCATTTCCTTGAGCATGGTGCATCCGACTTTCTTTACTTTTGGACTCATGCGCACACCCTGTTGCGTTTGATAATTACCAAATCCACCATCCATCACCTGTCCCTTTCGTCCACGGACAGAGGTGACAAGTAAATTTTCATATTCCATCTCATTGTGCATAATATCAACAATCTCTTGACCCAGATCATTTACTTCGGTCAGAATGTAGGCATCGTTGTATCGCTTGCCCATCGCATAAATCAGGTTTGGCAAAAGATACGGTGAAAGTTCATTATTTTTATATTGGGCTACTACTTTGTAGGGAGCGACAGTTACATCAACTATTGTGATTGCGTGATAATCTAAATCTTTACCGCGTGAAACGTCAACACCCATAAAATATATGTGTTCCGGCTCTGGCTCATGGTAGACCTTCAAGCCGTCCTCACGCTCTTGCTTTGGACGAGTGTAGTGAAGCGATTTCAACTTTGAAGGGGCTATGAGCGTGTTTACAGAGCCAAGGAAGTCACATTCAAACTCCTGCCGAAACTGCTGGGGTGATGTGTTCCGAATCGTCTGTTTTTTCCAATTATCGTCACGACCGGGAACGTCTGACCAATGAACCTCAATCGGAGTGTAGGAGTTTTGACCGTCTTCGGCATCCTTCCAAAGTTTATAAAACATATTCAAACCTTTGGGAGTGCTGACGATCAGAACCTTTGTGCTTTGACCGGCTGAGATTGTGGGATACACAGAGTTAAAAAACTCATCAGCCACGTTCTCAGGAACAAACGCAAATTCATCCATAAACAGTAAGTTAAAAGAACCACCCCGAACAGCGGAGGAGGATGTAGAAGATGCAAGAATCTTTGATCCATTTTCTAAAACAATAGATCCTTTGTTCCATTCCACCACACCCTGCTGAAGCCATTTTGGCAAATGCTCGTAGGCTAACTTCAGACGACCCAGAAGTTCACGAGCAGTTGTCAATTTGTTGGCTAGAATTGCAACATTTTTATCAGGATTAAATAAAATGTAGTGAAGCAAATATGAAATAACTGTCGTCGATTTGCCGGACTGTCGGGGCATCTTGCAAATGACGAAGCGATCATTATGAACAGATTCTAAGATTTTCTTTTGAAAACTATAAGGTTCAAATTGAACAAGACCATCATCAAGAGAGACAATCTTAATGTAATTTTCAATAAAATACATTGGATCAGACACACACTTGGCGTATTCTTGAATCTGTTCTTTTGTATATTCTGACTCTACACCAGCAGCCTTAATATTGGCATTACCAAGGTATGATTTGTCATCCAGTTTCTTTGTCATTATTCTTAACTTTTTTCACTTTCTTTTCTGGAAGTTGTTTGCGAACAAGGTCTTGGAGTTCTTTTGTGGAACCCACGAAGAATGCGTTGTTGGTCACATTCCTCACCTGCTCGTCTTCCTCTAAGGTTTTCATTTGTTTATGAATATCAAGTAGGTCTTTATTGGCTTCGGTTGCCGTCTTGAGAAGTTGGCTAACCACTTCGTAGGCTCTCGGACTGTCGCTCTCTGAGGCTACTTTAAGAATACCGTCGATTGCATCCTTACTGTAGTCAATTACTTCTTTTATATTTTCACGGACTTCACCGAAGTCTTTACGCTGTTCAATCTTTTTTCGTTCCGGAAACTTTGAAAGATCAATTTCTACAGGTTTTCGCAACTCGCCCGTGACCTTGGCGGGATCTTTAACATTATGTGTCGTATCCCGCACCTCCGTAGGCTCTATATTCAAAGCGTTTTCAAGTGGATTTTGTTCTTTATCAGCCATCTAGGGTCGCTCCTGTGATACTAAGTCTGTTCGGATATTGGAAAATATCAGTGGTCACACCAGCCACGGCAGGCAATGAGTTCGCACCACTCGGACCAGTGATGCTGGAGATGATGCGTGAGGCTGCGGCAGTCGGTCCTGTTATACCATCATCGTTGAAGAATGAGTTAAATACGGTGACATCGGAGGTTTTGATATACTTCGCGGACTTGGTTGGCGAAAAGACATAAGTGAGTGCAGTAAAGTCCATTGTCACGATTACGGATCGTTGTTCAGAAGTATCGCCCTCATATTGGATTTCAGGAGTTACTGAATTTATTACGATTGGCACATCAATCTTAGTATTAAAGTCTGAAAAATTAATAGTCACGGTGAATTCAGGAGTAAAATATGGAACTATTTGCTCAACGATCTGTAAAGCATCGTCCATTGTTCGTGTCGCAATGGATAATTGAAATCCAACCAAGTATGGGACTTCTGCAAATTGTGTTTGGGCATCTGTTCCATCCGCAGTTTTGATACTTTTATAAACCGTATTTCTTTTTCTTGTTCCATCGTAATTTATGGAAAGGATATTAAATCCCATTCTAGGTAAAACACTTGCGATTCCCGCTGAATCTGTCTGACCCTTAGTATTTGGGAACTCATCAAGCATCCTTAAGAATTTTTCTTTTGGTGCAAAGGTAATCGGCACTAAAACTCTTTTATTAACTGATCCATCTTTATTTCTTCTAACTACAAAAATTTCATCAAACAAAGTGCCAAAGGCAATCACTGTTTTGCGAATAGTCTCATTGTAAAATGTGGTGAACATTATAAGTCTCCCTCACTAAATGGATCTGTATCTGTAAAGTCTAAGAAACCTGCTGCTTCAAATTCAAGTTCAAGATTATTCTCGAATGAGTCTTTGACGAAGAAATCATTAGTCAAACCAATTGAAGAGACATCATATGTCGCACCAGAATTATCACCAAAAATATTTCTAGGATTCTCAAGTGATCCTGCGACAAGGGTTGCCTCAATAGTTTTGTCTGTCGAGTTCCAATTCACGATATCGAGAGTTGCCCCTGTTGCTCCAGTGGTATCGTAAAGATACGCGATTTCTCCCTCAGTAAAGTTTCCGTTACCAGTGTTAAGTTGGGCAAAAACCAGTTGAGTGTAAACGTCCGCCGTGGCTCCGTCGATGACATCAAATCCTGTATCCATGTCTTCGCCGGAGTATTTGAACATACTACATTTCAAATCATATGTAAAAATTTTACCGAACGAGTGAAAGTCTTTGTCTCTTTCAACAAAATTTATTTCAAATAATCCATTGGTCAACGGGAAGTAAACAAGATCGCCCTCTCTTGGATAAGCGTAATTTTTGTCGGCAAAAACTTTAAGGAATCTAGTTCTGGAAACCGAAAGGGTGATTTCATCTTTGATTTCCAAACCAAACTGAGACATGACCTCACCTTCACCCTCAAAACCATCATAACTTTGAATATACATTTCAAGTTCACGACCATTTTCAAACTTAGGAAGCC